TAATCAAAATAGTCCATAGGTGTCGCTAATCCATTTTCAAACTTCCATGACCAATGATTAATCTCATCCTGTACCGACATAGGATAATTCGGCTCTAGAAAGTCCACACTGTAATTTTCCGGGAGCTGAACTCCAGCCCTAACTCTGATAATCTCGCGATCTACCAGATAACGATGCTTTTCAAAAGGTCTCCATGTGTCTTCGGTATTGGCTAACCTTTCATCATAGTTTTCGATCTCCTGTACCTGGAGGGAGAAACCTGATGGAGCATTCCCCTTCACATCCGCCCATTTAATACGAATATGATTATTGTTAAGAGTTGCCTCCACCAAAAAACGAGTTGCATCTATAATCTCTGATAAAGAACCGCTGGGAGCAGTGACACCAAAGTTGCTGCCCTCCGGTAAATATAAAATTTTATCTGTCCCAATTTGAATCCTGGATGCATCATCTACGCCGGTAATAAACTTAATACCTATAGCTCCAAAGCGTATTGCCAGTGCTAATTCTGTTGTAGCCACTGACACAGATAAATCTGCCCGAATTACATCGGATGCTCCTTCGCTCCACCAGTCACGAATTGGTTTATAACGATGAGTGTATATCACAGGAACTATACCGTATGGATTAATATCTCCATCATTAACGCTCTGCTTTGTTCCATTCTGGTCAATCAGAAAGTGAGTTCCCGGCATTCCCGGTCTGTCCTCGGTCCAAACTGCAAACCAGGGCTTCTCTGTCTTGGATTTTCCCCTGTTTTCAATAGCATACATGATACCAACAGGTTCCTTTTCACCGGCCAAGAACAAAGGTTCGAAAAAGCTTAATAAATCATACTTTATCTTTTGCTCTTTTTCGCTCCATCGGCAGCGCATTGCCATTGTACCTAAAAGAAATGTTAATTGCTCTAATTGCCTTCTGGATGAGTTTAAATCTTCTATATCAATATGATCTAAATACCTGCTGTCTGCACTTACCTTCGGTGGCCTCTTATATGTCATAGACCTGACTTTGCATATTCGTCTTGTCAGGTTCTGACTGAAAATTGGAACCTGATTTAATGTCTCCGTCCCGAAAAAATTCTTTACATAGTCATCTATATTCATGCCTTCATAATAATCAAGCATATATTCTCTTTCACGAGTGCGCTTACTCTCAATAGTATTGAGTGCATCTGAAAGAGAATTGATAATTGTACTTGCTGCTAAATTTGGTATTGTTACCATGGAATTGTTCCTGCCTTCTTCTGTTTAATAGGATATTGGTTGACTATAAAATAACGGAGAGCATCACACATATGATCGTTACGGCCATCCTTTAAAGGTTCTTCTTTAATCCTTTGGTCTTCTTTTCTCTCNGGATAACGGTAGTTCTCATAAGATGAAATACTGCCCTTACACTTGCTGGAAACAAAAAAATGAGGCTCACCGTTAGCATCCTCAAACCAGCTTCTGACATGGCTAACACCATTCACTATGTTCCTTGAAATCTTGTCCTTCTTATATTCAACACGAATCCCTTTTCTTCTGAAAATCTCTATATCTCCGATACCGCTCTGCGCCTGGACACCGCCACCGGCCGGATCCCCAAAATATCTGACAGTCGGATAATGCTTTCTCTTGATCTTATCTGCAAGATCCTCGGTCTTAATGTTCTCATCGTGACAGATTTCATCTATCTGGAATATTGTATCTTTACCGCTGGCCTCTGGTTTGGTTTGAAACCATCCGACAGCCGGACACCGGTATCCGAAATCGATTGTGCAGTATAAGGGCAGATTCGGGTCATAGTCCAATCTGCGAACCACGTTGATTGATCTTGAGAATGGGTAGACTTTTCCTGCGAAGGAGGTGAATTCTGCGTTGTACTCTTGCTGCCACGTTTCATATGTTAAAGTCCTTTTTAATTCCTCCATGTCATCCAGGAAATANGGAGATTCACTTGAAGGGTGCTGCCATGACTCCCATTCCGGGAATTCATCAGATTGTCCGCGTTCCCATAAATCATATAGAAAATTGTAACCCCTGGGGGTTGTTGTCATTAAACACCAGCCGTTGCGGTCCGATAGGGTAGGTCGCAGGTACTGCTCCCAGACAATCTTTTTTATGGCTGCGGCTTCATCAATAATTAAATAATCTAAACCTTCACCCAATAGACTTTCTGGAGCATCTGCGGACTTAACCCATAGCTCGGAATTGAGGCCTGCTAACTTCATGTAGTAGAGTTGTCCGGATATCTCCTTCTTGCTCTCTACAGGCAGTTTTAATCTGACAAGCAGATCCTCTTTGATAATACGCGCTATCTTATCCGCTAAATCATACGTCGGAGCAACAATCCACCCTCTTGTCCCTGGGGACAATATCCATGGCTCCGCTTCTCTGGCTGCCCCAAAGGATTTTCCAGATCTACGACCTTGTATATTAATTCGGAAGCGTTTTATCGACTGATGTACTGCTAATTGATTTGGGATTGGCTTGTATCTGATTAGATTCCAAAACTTTTCCCTGTTCAGTATCTTTTTTTCCAATTACATTGTCCTCATATCCGCATTCCTTCAGCACAGCTTCCAGGTTGCCAATATGATCTACTTGTGCCTTGTCCGTTTGATTTAAATAATTCTTACCTAAAAATATTAATAAACTGGTGTTGCCCAGTTCTGCGTGTTTCCACTGGAGCTGTCTTAATCGGAGCTTCATTTTCTCCTGACCCTTCTCCATTACTTCCTTGTATTCCTTGCGGACAGTGGACTCATCACATTGGAAAAATTTGGCTATCTCAAAATGAGTACAGCCGAAACTTGCCAGCATTTCAACCTTGTCGATATCTAGCTTTTTATACGATTTCTTTTTCTTTGGCATATTACCTACTTGTTTTCACTAATACCGGAGTGGATGACTCTCTGACACTTAACCAGAGATCTACGCCAGTATGTCTTAGCTGAGGATACGCTCATACCCAGGGCATCTGCTATCTCTGGAAATGTGTGCTGCTTGATTCGAAGTGCAAAAACTTCTTTTTGTCTAACTGAGAATGAATCGTACATCACATGGGCTGAAAGCTGGAGCCAGCGATATTTCTTTTCGATCATACCGGATTGGAAGATGGCCATCATCTTGGAATACTCATTTCCTTGATCGATTGCATCCTCCAACATTTTGGTATTCTCATCTGTTAAATTTGGCCAATCCATGTGTAAAGAAATGTACACATTCCTACTGTTTACAAAAAACCGGAAAAAAATTTTAAGACACACTCCCCCCCACGCCCTCTCGCGCCCCTTGGTGCATGGGGTGCGGATTTGAATTCCGGAATTCTACCGACAGAAAACCGGTGAACTAGTGGCAATTAGTGCCGGATTTACGGACATCTGAAAAAGTTTCCTAGTTTCCGTTGTGCTTTTTGCTGAACTTGGACACCGGCAAATTATATAAAGTACTGTTTACAAGTATTAGTTGACTTGTTTACATTTATTAGTTAAGTTCTGTAAACAATAGAGGAGCTATAATAATGAAAAAGACACTATTAACACCACCAGACGGTAATACGAAGACTAACAAAGGCCTGGCTTTAGGATATGCAAATTATATCTTACACCTGGCCCCGGCTAACACAAGCGGCCGCAACGTTTGCCCGGGATCTAGCAAAGGTTGCCGCGCTGCATGTTTAAACTTCAGCGGCCGCGGCCAATGGTTAGAGAATAAACAGGGTCTAAATCCTATTCATAAAGCTAGAATAGAAAAGACTAAATATTTCTTTAATGATCGCGGCGGCTTCCTGGATCAATTGAGAAAAGAAATTAATCTAGCGATCAATAGAGAGATTAAACGCGGATTGGTTCCGGTCTTCAGATTAAATGGCACTTCTGACATAAGATTTGAAAATTACGGGATATTCGAAAGCTTTCCTGGTATTCAATTTTATGACTACACGAAGCTATCAAACCGGCGGAATTTACCGGGGAATTATAAGCTAACTTTTAGCCGCTCTGAATCTAATCAAAGCCAAGTGAAAGAAGCTTTTAGCAATGGTATGAACGTTGCCGCAGCTTTCCGCGATGAATTACCGCCTATATATAGAGGTATACCGGTAATTAATGGGGATCTACATGATTTAAGGTTTCTAGATCCGGCCGGCGTTTATGTCGGATT